TCGACAATTCAGCCTCTATTTGCTGTTGTCTTGATAGACCACGCCTCGATAACTCAGCCTCTATTTCTTGTAGAGTTGCCATTATTGACCACCTCGCAATCGTTCGTATTCTTGCATTAGCTGCTCATTAGTAAGCTCTGTAACCGGAATAGCATCCGCAGGCACTATTCGCTTATTGCGCCCACTCCCTCGCAATCGTTCGTATTCTTGCATTAGCTGCTCATTAGTAAGCTCTGTAACCGGAATAGCATCCGCAGGCACTATTCGCTTATTGCGCCCACTCCCAATATTTACCATTGCAGGTTGATCTGGTTTAATCGGTTTAATATTGGAAACGTCGAACAGTGTTGGAACCCTCTTTTCAAAAGCTGCTCGTCTGTCATCTGGAAGCTCTGAGAATACATCTAAAAAGCTTATAGCCTCTTCTCTAGAGGTCTCTAGGGCTGAGTTAGCCATTATTTTTGAGGTATCTACGAGGTCTTGGAACGCCTGACCAGTAAGCTTGCCTTCTCCGGTTATATTATTTAGCTTGCCTAATAATAGTTCTGGTATGCCTTGAGACTCATAAACCTGACCTTGTTCTGTTTCTCTTACTACAGAGGTTGGATCTAACGCTTTCATAAACTTAAACACAGCTGCAAGTTTTGAAGCTGGGCTTGAACTCTCTTTAAGGCTTATCAAGCTATCAGCAGCCGCTTTAATACCTCTGGCATCCTTAGTTAACGCTGTCAGATCCTTGTTAATAGAGGATATATCACTTACCTTTAATTCTGGTTTAGCTGCGAGAGCCTTTGTTGCTTCTATTTGTTGTTTCAGAGCTGGATTAATAGAGTATTGACCAGTTGCAGGGTTGAACGTGTAGCCCGCTAGCTCTTTCTGCTGTGCCTGCTGAAATTCTGCTTGTTTTCCAGTAGCCAATGCTTGCTGCAATCTCTCTATCTCTAGTTGTTTTATCTGCTGTTCAGCTGGGAATAGTGCATTAGCCTGAGCAAGTCTCATTTTATTGAGTTGAAAATTCTGCGCTGCTTGTTGGCCTTTAATGAACTCATTGAATAGGTTTGTCATGTATCCCCCCTATGCGTACCAGGTATTAGAAAGTGTTGAAGGTGACATTAAACCACCGCCCAATCCTGACCCACCGCCGCCACCGCCAAACCCTCCAGCTAAGCCAAAACCTGCTAGGCTCGCTAGACCACCCAAGCCTTGATTGATTGCGTTAGCTTTTCCTATCTGTCCTTGAGATTGAGCCTGACCAATATTCCCAGCTAGATTCGCCAGGTTCCCAGCCGTACTTAATCCTGCTGTACCTTGTCCCGCCGCAACATTAGAGCCAAGTCTTGCAAGATCGTATAAGTTAGCAAACTGTTGTTGCTGCTGCTGTATTTGTAATGGTGCTAGAGCATTAGCTAGAGCTACAGCGGTTTCTGTGCCGCCAGTCCTGCCTTGCGCCGCTTGATTTGCGAATACGCGCCTGGTCACATCGTCTTGTAGAGCGCTGAATAACGGACTCTGACCCATGCCTGCCTGCTGTGTTAATTGTGGCAACACACCAACTCCAAGCTGTCTGAATGGTTCTGTGCGCTCATTAAAGGACTGTAGCGCTTCCCTCTGGAATCCTATACCTTGCTCTGCCGCTTGTGTTTGCGCGTTTGCTGCCGCCTCTGCTGCCTTCTTTTGTCGGTTTGCACCGTAGGCTGTCGATGCCGCTAGACCACCCGCCAATAATGCTGCTCCTGTTGATACCGCCATTCTATATCCCCTTAATAAAAGATTTTTCTGACTCTATATAACCTAGATCTGTATAGATTTTATCTATCTTTGATTGATATTCGTTGTGAAGACTAACCATTATAATTTTTGTTGCTCCCTTCTCTTTTGCTGCATCTTCAAAGGCTTCCAATAACTCTTTGCCGTCCTTGCCTTCTGAATACCAAAAGAATTCCTGTGCCACTGTCTCGCCGCTCATAAATAAAGGGAAGACTAGACCCCCTATAATTCCGCGATCGCTTCTAATCATAATACCGTTATTAATTAGTTGTTCTACAGTATTCTCAACAGTGGATCTATCGTAGTTAGTTCCGGCTATCTCGCAGAATTTAATAGCAATGCTCTGACAGAAATCCATATCTGCCAGGGTTACTGGTCGAATCATGTCTCAGTAGTTCCGCTCACATCCACATTGATAACGCTAGCCGTTCCAGCTAACCCTGAAATTTTCATACTTACGCCCAGAACATGACCTTGTAGCTTATCTACAGTAACCACCTTTCCCGCTGGAATAGTCTCTTTAAAGATCCAGTTACCACCGCTTCCCGTAGTTCCCGTAGTTGTTGAAGCTATGCGCCATAATGTAACCTCTACGTTGCTAGTAGACGTGTTTGTTAATGTCATCTTTCCGATAAACTTCTTCTCAGTCGTGTTAGTTGAAACTAAAGTAGACTCTGAACCTGTTAGCTGAGTCTCTGATACAAAGCTGTTTAGTGTAGTCATTAGTATTTCCCGCCTTAAACTTCTTTCACATAATATCCAGCGATAGTGATATTAACAGTCGCGTCATCTGTCTTAGCGTTAACCCATTTTCCAGTAGAAACAATAAGATTCAGCGCGGTAAAATCTCTAAAACTGTTCTTTAGCAACTCCAGCTTCAATATCTGCTTATCAATCGTTGTATCAGTTGAGCCGGATGATTCGTAAATGTCTATGGTCGCCGGAGTAGCCCCGCTAACATTCCTATCCGCATCAACTAAAATGTCTGTGATTACGAGTCTTTTGTTAGAAATAGGGGCAAAGAAATTGTACGCCGTTCCAGTGCTAGACATGCTCTGGAATTGCGGATCACTGTAATCATACCTGCCAGTGACCACCTCACCAAAACGACTAACTCTCGCCGCTCTGCCAGTAAAAACGTCTATTATTGCAGACTTAATCATTAGGATCTTCCAGGTGACAGAGTATGGCTACCATCACGTCCATTGAGGTATTAGAAGCAGGTGGGTTTATAGTAACACCAATACTTGAACCCTTCGGCAGAACCTCATCTATCTCAAATGATACTCTAGTTCCTTCGGATATTAAGCTTAAAATGTGTTGGTCGCCATCTGTTAACGTCTTAGCCTCTGCGCCCTTATATACATCAGCCGTAAGCGTGTTGCTACTACCGAAATTTCTATTACTGTTAACACCTACCGCCGTTGCATCACTAACCACGGTGCCTGCTGTGGGGTTTCTCAACACCTCAACTATGACGTCATCAGTAGCAGAACCGCCTGTAGATTGGCCGAGAATCGCTATAATACTCGTGATATGCAGGTCTTGATTTTCATTGTTCTTCAGGTAAAGTACAGCGCTCTCATTAGCAGAAGTCAATTCAATAGATCCGGTATTAATGTTGTAACTGCGCCCATCTTTTGTCGCTTTTCGTTCCTCCGCCTTACTGACTGAGAATTTACAAATCTGATTATTCTTGTTGACCTTCGCTCTGTAGCCCGATCCGCCGCCATCTTCTAAATACATTATTCATCCCCCTCGAACCACAATTGAACCTCTACGCATATCGTCATAGATACAGACGGTTTAGCTGTTAAAGCCATTGATTTCCCGCCAGGTATAACGATTGCTCCTTCATAGTCTTGAACGCTATGTCCTGGACTTCTGTTTATAAATTGCGTCCAGTTGTCTCCATCAGTAACCGTTTTCCCATCGCCGCTTGCAGCATAGGCCAGCCCATCAAACACTACGCTCGACCCTGCGTTAGCAGATAGTTTGTCGGCTGAGTTAGCATCAGATATAAGAGTTCCTGTAGATGGGTTCCTGATAGCCCTAATCTGGACATAGCCCGTTTCAGCCGAGCACACTCTTATGGTTTTAATAAAGATATCCCTTACAGTACTATTGTTTTTTATATATAACAGCCCGTTGAAAGATCCTGTTGTAGTAAGCGATACAAAATCAGTTGCTACTAGAAACGAATACCCAGTCTTAGATATGTCTGCTATTCTGCTTTCAGTAACAGAGAAAGTTTCCAACTGGTTATTAGAGTTAACTCCTGCTCTATATCCCCTGCCCTTACCGTCAAGTATGCTACTCATTGTCAAGATCCTCTTTCTTTATGCCTGTCTCTACCGCTTCCTCTAGCACTAGATACAGTAATTTCAGTTGTACTAGCATATCCTCTAGGATCTGCTCTATACTCCGCTCGTGCTGACTGTTATCACCTTCATAACTCATCTTATACGCCACTCATCACTATCTATAAAATATTGGAATACCCTGGCCAGCTCTGGCCTGTAGTACACATACTCACTCTTTCCGTTTATAGTTTTACCGTTACCGTTCACTCTAGACCTGCTTGCATCCTTAGTCATATATACAACGCTATTCCTAACAGGGTTAGCAGGAAGATATAGAGTAGAATCATTAGTCATATACACAAACATGTTATCTACTGCGGTATAGGTTTCTCTAGAGATCGTCTTAGTTGTTATGATTTGCGTTTCAGTGCCGCAGGAATAAAGAGCCTGTATACTGTTCTTGTCATCTCCTATGAAGTCCTGCGCCCAGGGGTAAGACTCTCTGACACCTGTATCAGATACAGCGTCTTCACTTCCACCCGTCCGTAGCCACATATCATGCGCCCACCTACTAAAATACTCAAAATATGCTCTTACTTCAGGATCTTCTTGAAGTCGTTGCGGTATTGGATAAACGAATGGATCCACCTGCGTCAAAACTGGCCACCTCGCTGAACATCAATAGCGAATGATTGAAAGTTAAAAAAGTTTGGGTCTGAGGTTCTTATTTTGAATTGTATTTGCCTGCATGATCTTATGAAATCGTATTCAACCCTCAGATTGTTCTCATCATCTCTTCCTGCTCGAATCCAAGACTCATTAGAAAACGATTGGCCGAAGTCTATGGAATTGCTGATCATAATTAATGGATTTGCTTCACTCAAATTCCCTATGCCACTCGCGCAAACTATCTCAGCGCGCTTTACCGTAAAACGCCCACCCTCCAAGCCAAGCTGACCGCCGTTTATAGGCGCCGTAACACGCTCTCTAATCGTCGTTTGGTTGTTATCAGTATAGACGTTAGGATCTAGTTTTAATACTCTAGAATCAAGTCTAGACTGGATGTAGTGGGTTCCGTAAGCGTAGGTATAATCGTAGGCAAGATAGGGGTATTCGTTGGCAGTGTAGGCGAGTTCAATCCATAGGTTAGTTGTCTCGCAGTAAACCCAGCTTTTAGAGTTAGTCAGGACCATTACAAAGTTTTGACCAGCAAACTTTATACATTTTACTCTAGACCCAGTAAAGTCTAGATCAAAGAATGCGCCAGCTATTGATGGAGTTGTGACGCTCTGTTGTTGGTATGCTGTAGCTCTGTATAGGATCTTATCGCTGCCAATCCAATACATTGCATAATCATTAGAGTCTACACAACCACGATCTATTAACCCAACAGGCATTGAACTATTTTGAATTGAAACTAAAGGATTAGTGCCGGATGAACCTATATAATATGGCTCTACACCAACAGAACCCATCATGTATATTGTTTCTTTGTATTTAAAGATCCTGACTAAATCGTCGCCATATGTTATGGTTGTACTGATATTTTCCGCCTGAATAGATGCAGGATCACCAACATCACCCACCGCGTAACGGTTTTTATCTAGCTGCCATATTGCGAACGAATTAATAGCGACTACAGAACCGCCCGCAACATATGAAGCATCCGTCACCTCTGTTAGACTACCTGAGTCAACATCATAAACATAGCCTTTAGTGTTAGAAGTTATTAAAAGCTTCGTTCCTATATTGACTATATTGTCATAAAGAGACTCAAATATTACTAAACCGCTTCCAGCTATCGTTCCTATTGATGTTTCTACCCCGTTAGAATCCATAGAATAGAGCGTAGTGTCTGCTATCTTGTAAACTACTCCCGTTCGTTCGTGTGTGTAGATACCTCTAGACGCGCCTGATCCTGTGCCATCACTAAATTGAGTTGAGCCTGGCCACGGGTAGAGGGTAGAAGGATGCGATCCAGAAGGCACTGATTCAGGATAAAGGTTTAAAGTTCTTTCTTGCGATACTGCCTTTGACCTTGATGGATTCGAGCCACCCACAACTTGTACAGGAATCGTTTTATACATTATGGGGTAGATCCTTCTTTCATCATGCGTGGTGCTGTACCATACCGACCTTTTCTTTCCTGCTTGTTAGCCTCTTCAATGGATCTATCAAATTTGCCCTGATAAATATTCGCTTTGTCAAAATCTTGCTCCCACAATGCGAGCTGAACAAGGCATCCCCACAGGTACAAATCAGGGTAATCTGTGAGCGTGTCGTTTGATGTGTTGGAAGAGGTTAGAGGTACGATCCTAGAAAAGTAGCTCATTTCCAGTGTATAGGCTGAGTCTGCTGTTCTATCGAACTCAAGTTGTGATGTTACAGTGAAGTATTTTGGCCTGCCTGCGCTATCTTGCACAGGCATTGATTCAGGGCTTCTATAGGCTATCTCGTAGTTCAATGTGCCGTTTACTAATGTAAGCCTACGCATCTTCAAAAAACGGTCAGGAAGCGCCAAGAATCGCTCTGAGGTGGACATGGTTGCAATAGCTCTCAACTCGTTATTTCTGAGCATTAATCGCTTGTCTATCTCATTCTCTGCTAGCTCTATGAAGTTATCTATCACATTAGAAATATCTGTTCTATGTGACCAAGCCTCAATTGCTGTTTTAAGGTTCGCGTATGTGTTTATTGCCATTATTCAGCCCAATAGTGTGTAATTCGTAGCAAGGTAGGTACTTTCTGCCATCGTGCATTATTGCAAGTGAGTTGTCGCAGTCTGGATATGTTTCAAGATCCATGAACTCGCCAGCTGTGAAGGTGCTTAGATATGGCTTGGTTAACTCTAATCTATTAAATAACAGTTTAAGCGCTGGAAGAGTGAACCGCCAATAATCGTCTGGATATTTATGGTAACGTTGAATCCACGGAGTAGAAATGTAGATCTTTCCGTTATCGCTCAGTAGATCCATTAATGTTTCAGCAACTATCCAGGGGTTCTTTACATGCTCTAAGATCGAACAGCATATAATCAGATTAAAATGGCCTTTTTTGAGTGGTCCAACTCCGTCTGATAGATCATGTACTACGTCAACGCCTTTACCGTCCTCCAAATCTAAACCAACGTATTCACCGCTGACTAAAGATCTAAAGTCCTGTGTGTTTCCGTAGTCTTTGCTGCCAACCTCTAATACAGGCCCGTGTAGCTGGCCTCCCATCCGTTCTAAAAAGATCCTCTGATTAACATGACCCAATTGCTTTCTCCCACATCGGCCCTACCTTGTCGATAGTGTAGCGGTCGAGTATATACCTCTGACCTGCTTCTACCTTAATTAGAGCCTCTTCCTTGTTGTTTAAATACCAGTCTATACCTTGAGCGATATCACCAATCCACGAAAAATCCTTGAATTCGTCATAGGCTGGCATGCTGTTAGCTATTACAAAACATCCCGCATTAATTGATTCCAACAACCGATTAGCGCTCTTAGCTATCTTATTACCTACTGGAATAATAACAGCTCCAGCACGTTTAAACCCTTCTATCATTGCCTCACGGCTCCAAGGAATAATTGAGGGTTCTACAGGCTTAGAAATAATATCTAACGATCTACCGTTTAGGGCTTTTAATAGGTTCGGTACATTGCGCAACAATGCAATATTCCACTCATTGCCAAACGTCAGGAATCTATCTTTATAGTGTGCTGGCTGTGTGTCGTATTCGATAGGATCAGGTATTATTTGAGCCTCTCTTCCGGTCCGTTCCTTGATGATTCTAGACATCTCTTCCGAATTGCAGGTGACAAGGTTGGATTCGTTACAGTGTTTTAGATAATGCTCTCTAAACATTGTATCGAAATGATCGTCGCATACGTCAAATATATATTTAGAGTATGGTTCTAAAGGGTTGAATGGCCATCTATGCTTCATGGTCACTAGCACATCGTTGCCTACTTCCCACCCATTATCCTTTAGCCAGTTAAACGGCATTATGTTGCGGTATCTTCCCGATGCTATCTCTTCATTTGGCCCAAAGAAGTTAATGCTAGGATTAGTCTGCATGTAGCATCATTTCCCTTTCAGCGAACCATTCGTCAGCAAACTCTTGACTCTCGTATCCCTTGAAACATGGCGTACCTAGTGTGAAATGGGCTATTTTAGCGTCTGGATTGGGGTCATATTCTCCCACTAAATGATTGTAGTCTAGAGGTATAGCTCCAACTCCATCCTGCGCCCATTCAAATTGATGTAAATATTTACCTGTACAGTGGTTAATCTTGTATGCATGAAGGTTAAAACAGTCTGTATGGCTGCAATTAAACAACATCAGGCTAGACCAATTCTTTTTTGGGTATATGTGCTGGGTATTGCCGAGGAATTTCTTATCTGGTTTGGGTGTGTAATCATGCTGTACAACACTAACGGCACTACTGATTGTACCGTAGGCTAGTAGCTCGTAGATATCGCATCTAACAAGCATGTCACAATCCATAAATAATGCCTGGCCACTGAACCCTGTTAGATAGGGAGTGAGGAACCGCGAAAAACTGAACTCTGTAGACCCATCTTCCATCCCTCTAGTGAATTCTGGAATATTGCGCTTATTGATGGGTGTAAAACTAACTGGCCCGCTAGCCTGCCTTAGTATTGAGTGACAGAGTACATGGTAAGCTACGGTCTCGCGTGGGTCGTATCCGATGAATATTTTCAACATCCGTTTTAATCTCCCTGATTGATTTGTTAAAACCACCTCTATACAGCTTCACGCTATTATACCACGGAAATGATGAGCCAAAACTATGATATCTATAACCGCAATATTCAGGAACTATAACATAACAGGGTATCCCAAGAGCCCCCGCTAAATAGACAACAGTAGTACAAACTGTAACAACACAATCCAATCTACTGATTAATGCTAAAGTATCTTCTAGATCACAGCCTTTTAGAACAGCTCTAGGCCAATTCGTGATACCGTATTCCTTCATCTGATCGTCATCTACAGGCTTATATTCGAGATTAACTATCTGAGCGTCCATATCTATGATGGGTTTAAACTGCTCTAAATCTGTAGATCTGTATTGTTGTCTAGTGCCCTTAGTGCCGCCATTCCAAGCTATGCCAATTCTCGGACCTCTTTCTAGTATTGATTCCCATTGAATGGCTCGTTCTGGATCTGGCTTGAGGTAAGGCTTGCCAGGGAAGTCTGATTCATTTCTTCTAAAGAAGTAGGGTAATTGACCTATAGCACATTGGTAGTCTGGAGTTTCTGAAACCTCAATAGGCTTGTCGCTGAATCTTGTTCCATGAATCTCAAAATCAAAGTTACGTTTGAATATTGACTCAAGCCTTTTGTCACAGTCAAATATGATCTTGTTGGTCTTTTGCAGGTCTTCAAAGCATGACGCGAACATGATCTCATCACCCACACCTTGCTCACCATAGACTAATACCGTTCCTTCTTCGCCGTTCCAGTCCGGCAAACCGTAAGATCTGGCCTCTCTATGTTTAACGCCTAACGTTTTAAAATACTCATCCCAGCCGCTAAAGTCTCGTTTCATCAACTTGGCTAAGCCTTTGTTGTGATGAGCTGCTCTCGATTCTGGATTAGTTTTGAGTACTCGATTACATAAGTTTATGCATTCGTCCGGCCTTCCCATTTGGAGGTTCATCAAAGCAAGATTAGCCATTGCTGTAACGTTCCCAGGCTTCAGCTTCATAGCCTTCTTAAACAGCTTAACAGCCTCTTCTGGCTTATCCTCTTCCAAGCACATACCCATATTCGAGTATATTTCAGGCTCATTAGGCTTTAACTGAGCGCATCTCATAAACATATGGTAAGCAATGCCTGTTCTACCTGCATTCATCATGATGTAACCAGCCATGAATAACGCCATCTGGCCTACATCCGAATCCAGCTCCTTGTTCATCACCTCGCAGCATATTCTCATAGCCTCGTCGGGTTCTGAATCGACTATTCCTTTAGCTCGTTTTAGGTCTTCAATCATATCCTATCAACAGTCCTTAGATATTTATATTCACTAGACATTAACAGCTTCTCGATCTTTGGTAGATCCTCTTTTCTGTTCCAGTCTATGTTGTATTTTTGCTTCCATTCCAACAATACAGAATTTGGAACCGATGCAAAGTGATACATATCATCCTTTTTGGTAAAACGGGATGTGTTCAGAGAATTCTGCTTCCTCTTGTTAGTCTCCAAGATTGGCTCTACATCCTGTACAGTCTTGATATAGGTTTTCTTCGACATCTCATCGTAAAAATGCCATTCAGCCGTTCTTGTTAATGGATCATAATCTAGAAGCTTCCTACTCATACATATTTCCACCCTTTGTTTCTTGGTAAGACATAATTACTCTTTGCCAGTATGTCACACTAGGTGTCTTTTCGTCTTGGGTGATATATATATACCCATATGGAAAAGACACTAAGTGTGACACTCATTACTAGCACCCTCACAATATGTAAAGATGCTAGTTAACCGTTCGCCTATGAAACTGTCAAATCAGTTACTTTACCCGATGCCGCCTCGTTACGAGATTCGAGCGTAAATTCAGCCAGCATTTGACGTTTTTCACTATCGCCAGTCTTAGCCAGAGGATTAAGCTCGAACGGTCGAAGGTAAGCAACTGCCCAATAATCAAGGTCTAGGATTAGCGCAGTAGATACTGAATCACTCCACTTGGCTGAACGCATAAACCTATTTGGAACTACCTTCAAGATACCAAAGTTTGATTTGTAGAAGTCCACCGCTCCAATCAATGAAACATCAGAATTCATGTTGGCATCGGTTTGAAGGGTTGAGATACCGCTAAAACCTGAAATCTTAGTACGGTTGAAAGGATCTACCATAATCACAGTAGGCTCGCCACCTTCTACATAGATCTCTTGGATAATGGCATCTAGTGGAACCTTCTCGAAAGTACCTGCTACGGTTGAATCAGTAGGAGCTGCTACAGTACCACTCGCAAAGCCTGGAGTAGTTTGAGCCGTTCCAGTACCCTCAGAGGTTTTGTTAGTAGATAGCCATGATTCTACAGATGCCAAGGATCTAGCAGTACCAGCACCGCCAGCACTAGAGGCTTGGTTAGATACTAACGCTCTCTCCATATCTCGCTTAAGCTCTTTACCACGTTTAGCGACTTGGTAAGATAACGCACTAGCAAAGCCAGCATGGTTTGATTTGATTGCAGTACCCGACACACTAACGGTTTTTTGCGAGATCTGGCAGTAGTTACCCACACGAGTAGAAGCGCTGTAGGTCTTAGCTGTTGGGTCGTCGCCCTCAATAGCTCGGTTGGTTCCGATATCGTCTAGGGTATCGGTTTGCCATTCGTGATAAACCTGGGAAGCTCCAACTCGTGGGATCGAGGTCATGAATGGGGTTTCTGTCAGTTTTGTTATCGCAGCTTTTTTAATTACTGCTTCTGCAAGTTTCCGTTGCAGCTCAGACTATATCATACCTTTCGGCCAGGGCGCTCTTGGAGGAATTACTGCCGTTTGATTGGGCCATACAACTTGATTCTGTTTTTTGATGAACAGCTTTTATTGCAATAATGACGTTTTTTACCTTTAACATCGCTCAATGCTTTGCTGATCACCTTGCCACAGTAATCACAGTTGCCTACCCATCTCCTGTAGGCTCGTCCTCTAGTCGTTACACCTTCAAGAATGTTTCCATTCAAGCTTGGCTCGGGATTACCACCACCTTTACGTGCTGAGGCTTCCCCCGAATTCACCCCGTTTGCATTTTGCGCAGTATGCACTTTCCAATGACAAACGTAACAAAGAGTCAACCCATTATCGACATCAAATCTCAATTCTGGATAATCTTTGTATGATTTTATATGATGAGCGTGTAATTCAATATCACTCTCACCACAATGACAGCATTTGGCTTTATCTCTGCTTATTACAGCATCTCTCCATTTCTTATGCTGACCACTACGATTTTTTCGCCTGGAATCTTCTCTCCAATTTGGATGATCCGATCCAGAATATCTAAAACCATGCTTATCAGCACAAGGCTTGGAGCAAAACTTTCGACTTCTGAAAGTTGATATAGCCTCTGTCTTTTTCTGTCTGAATTCACCACCACAACCCTTGCATGATTTAGCTCTAGCCTCATCATTCCAGTTTGGATGATTCTTTCCAGTCCAGTTTTCTTTTCGCCATTTGCCTCTGCACTCATAAGAACAAAACTTATAAGTCTTGGCTCTGGCTGGGATAACTTCTTGAGCTTTCCCACATTGTTTGCATTGTACTTGTGTAGGCATAGCCTACGATACTACATAAAATGGCCCTAGAAATCAAGGCGCAATATTGTAGATGATATCGCTCAAATCTTCACGGGTCGAATCTGCTCCGCCGGTTCCGAGGTCGAATTCTGTAACTGTATTAGTTGGTACTGTCATTGTCTATCCTCCGAGGATTAAATTTCTAATAGCTGCTTGTGCGTCACCTAGCTTTCCGGTTTTCCTGAGTCTATCCATTGATTTCTGACCGTGCGTTTTTTCCGCTGCTTCAGTCGTTGCCGCTGGTTTTGAAGACTTCGGAACCGGTTTAACTCGTTTCGCCTCAATGTTCTGTTTTTGAATTTGATCATATAGAGCTGCCTTTCTAGCAATCGCTATCATTCTCGAATCATATAAACCACCAATCTCGTCTTGACTGAATCCAATCTTAGATAGTGAGTCTATAATCATCTTCGCATCAGACTGCTTAACACTCTCGTCTAACCATTCTGGAATTAGTTGAGTATATTTAGCTGTCTCAGCCTCAAATAGCTTTTGCTGTTGCTCTAATAGCTCGGCATCACGTTTAGATTTGTACTCCTTTAAACGTTCAGCTTTGCCTTTTAACTGATCAAACTGTTTCCAATACTGATCTGGGTCATACTCTTTTAGCTGTTTCATCTCTTCCGATTCTAAATTATCAGCTTCCATTAATACCAGGTCTTGGAGTTCTGCTAACTTAGTATCGAATTCAGATTTGTTAGCTTCAAAAGCTTTCCGCTCATCAGCTAGAGACATAGTTTTCTGCCGATAATCGCTCTCCATCATCAATCCTTTAGGAATCAAATCTAGATCAACGTCATCGGTCAACACTTCAAACTCTATCTCACGGTCGCCTAATTTCGCTTTTCGTCGTCTGCTAGGGGCTTCTGTGTCGCTAGTCTTAGACTGCGTTTCCGGCTCTTTCGCTTGGTTGATCTGCTCCTGTTTGGCTTCAGGCTGTGCATTCTGTTCTGTGGTTGGCTCGGAGGGCTCCGCTAGAATGCCTTTCAACTTACTTACTGCTTCACTAATGCTAGCTCCCTGTGGGTTGGCTATGCTCATAAAATTTACCTTATTAATCTGTTAACGTTTGAATTGTACACGCTTACCGTGCCTTCCTGTATATACTGCTTTAACTGCCGTTCGAATGCTGTAATGCATCTCAGCATGTAATACAAATCCTCACGCTGACCTTGTTGGTCGTGTGAAGAGGATTCAATATTATTGAAGCATGTGTTTCTGAGAGTAGACAACGCCTCTTTCAATACTGGATCGCTTAATAGTCGCTTGGCATCTTCTCCCTTGCGTTTCTTCTTCTCTTCTGGTGTCATATTAGGCTACCTGGTACGTTAACACTATTCTGCGCTTCTATCTTAGTTAATTCCAAAGCCATCTCATCATCGTGGAACCGCTCTTTCTGCTGTAGTTCAGCGGTCTTGCCTTGAGCCTTGACTTGCTCTTGTAAAACTTTAATCTGAGCATCCATCTGCTTTAATTGTAAAGCTGCTTGCGCTTTGACTGCTTCAGCTTCGGCTAGCGGGTTGTTCATTTGAGCCTGCATCTGTTGAACCATTAGTTTCAATTGCTCATTCTCTGCAAGTAGAAGCTCTTGAGGAACCTCCGGATCGTTGAAGTACAGATCTGCACCCTTTAACCCAACCTCTACAGCAACCTTTTCCAGAGTGTTGTAGAGCTTCTTAGAGTCAACTAGAGGGCTTCCCAACTGTAATAATTCTTTCTGCTGTTGATAGAAATATGACAGATTAGCTACTTTCTCCTGCCTGTCTCCGCTACCCAATCCAATATCTATATTGCATTGCGTTTTATAGTGCCATGCTGAAGGGTCGATATCTAACGTCTGACCGTGAACTCGCAATTGCATCTGTTCATTTTGATATTTGCTAGCCAGCTCTATAATCCGCTCGAATATCTTCTTAACGCCCGTATCAGCAAACACACGCGCTATAAGCTCTATTCGCATCTGTGACATGTCACGTATGCCTTGGAAGCCTGTAGCGGTCTTGTTAAGGCTCTCAGTGTCTAACCCTTGGTTGTAGCGCGTTATTCCAGTCCTGATCTCTCGCATTGAATCGGTATATTCAATAGCCTGTAAAATACCTTGAGTTTGAGGTTGCGAGACTAGTGGAGTAACACTATCACCCACTGGCCCAGAACCGTCTACACGTATCACGCCTCCAGCTCTAGGCGTCAATAGGTCGTCCAGGTCTACACGCTCATTAACTATCATTCGGTTGTAGTTAGTAGCGTATATGTTGTTGAGAAGCTGTCGAACAAGTGTTGATTTCAGAAATTGAAGGTCAGCTACCTGGTCAGCTGGGCACGTCCCTATTGCTCTATGAGGCATCGGTACAGGTACGCAAACACAAAATGGGTGGTCGTCTATGCGAGTCTTTTCTAACACTCTGCCTTCAGCGAAGAAAACTTGCCAATATTCGGATATACCATCTTCATCCGCATCTATGTATAAATAGTATTCGCCTAGATAGATGAGGTCTTTGGATTTGTCGCCCGTAGGATTGCTATCTACTCCACCCTCTAAATTAAACTCTCTAGAAAGCTTAACCTCACTGTCATCTTGATTATCTTGGCCTAGACTCATTACCACATTACGATCAAAACCCATTTCTAGAAGCTCTGAGCGCGTTTTAGGGGTATATTGGCCGATGAATGGAGGCTTATCGAATCCTCTGGACCTTCTTGCTATGAGTAGCTCGTCGGGTGGGATATTCTCTATACAAACCTTTCCGCTCTTGTTAACTCTTTCCCCAACTACGTCCATCAATCCGGTTTCTTCGTCTTGGAGGATCTCTTTAACTTCAAAATTAGTATCTAGTTCGAGTTTAGTTAGCTCATCCTGAGAGAGACCTTTATAACGTTCCTCGTCAGACTCTTCAGACTCATCCCATACAACCTTAACCGCTCCCGTATATTGCAGGAGAGCATCTTTGAACATATTGTGAAGGATTAGAACAGGATCGTGCTGTTGCATAAATACCCAATTAGAATATTCTTCTTTTTGCTGGGCTTCTTGATCGTAGTTTGGGTCAGTAGAAGAGAATGAGCCTATCGTCCGGCCTTGCGTGAACATTCGTAACAGTTGAGGCAACATTCCTTCTATAACGTCACTAACATCACTCGTTACTACTTGGCTTTGTCCGTCGATCTCATCACCATACGGACGTTGGTTGTAGTAGTCTAGGAGTGTAGCTCTGTTTTGTTGGATCTCAGAACCTTCTCCAAGATACCCAATCGCTTGCGACTCTTCCGCCGCTACAATACTAGCTATTTGACTGTCTGATAGCATTCTCTGATCTCTTTGGTTTCCGGCCTGGTTTTGGTCGGTTTTCAATTTCTTTGACTCGCTGCTTTAACGCCTCGATATCTGCTTTCATTCGTTTCAAGTCCTGCATTTGCTCCATGTTCATGCGATATTCACCTTAGCTTGTACTGGTTTACGATCCTTCTTGTCTGTCCAACTAACAGCAAAATATCTGAATGCGTCCGCTGCATGGGATGACCAATCGTGTAATGGGTTTCTAGAGAATTCTCTCCTGCGCTCGTTGTAGTCCTTCTTGTAGTTTCTTAGCGCTTGAATACCTTCTTTACATCTCTTCTCATCGAACCAACATCTATTAAATATGACTCTAGCCGCGTTAATCCCATTGTGAATAGAATCATTTGGAGCAATATCGAAGTTAATACCTAGCGATCTAGCGGTCTCAATTCTACTACGTCCGCTTCCCAATTCCCTAACCTTGATATCGTGCGGGGCCCAATGGCGGTCATATATATAACCCTTGTCTTGCAGGATCTTTGCGTAGTGGGGCAATCCTTCACCCTCTGCTTCGTAGTAGTCGATAAATCTGATTTCTTTCCCATGCGCCTGCACAAACCATATTGAAGTTGCATCACTAACACCCAAATCCCAAAACGTATGGACTTTTAGGTGCTTCTCGTAGGGTACTGAAGTAATCCTATTATCTGCCTCAGCCTCTATCAGCTGCTTAGAGTAGTACGCGCCTTTAATGCTTGCAGTCCAAGAACATTCATACTCTTGGTTGTACTCGTCCTCATCCATTAACTTTCGTGCTGAGGCTAGTTCATCCGAGTCAATTATTCCTGTCTCAGAGGCTTTATAGACTTGAACATACCAGTCAGGATCATCTTTGACTAACTCATAAAGCTCATGAAAGATAGTTCCACCCTTAGCAGATCCGATAAAGAGCGCCCATCCCTTGCGATCTGATAATGCTGGCCTAACTACCTCAGTAAATAGTCGTGGTGACATATCTCCATACTCATCCAGCACAACACCATCAAAGTATAACCCTCTCATTGAATCAGGGTTATCAGCTCCAAACAATTGCAGTCTAGCTTCGTTCGGATAGTCAATCCTAAGCTCGGCTTCGTTTATTTTAATATTTGGAATCGGTCTAGAGTAGTGTTTAGAGTAATCCCAAGCTATCTGTTTAGCTTGTTTATAGAAAGGTGCTATATAACCAAATCTAGGCCGCTCTAAAGTACAGGTTAGACATGACTTAACTAACTGGTTGATAGCACAAACTGACTTGCCGAACCGCCTATGACAAACTAGAAGATTCCATCTTTTCATATTTTGATGGAATTCTAATTGAAGCTCTCTAGGCTTATAAGGAATTACGATTTCCATTCGATCCTTAGCGGTCCTGACCCTTCTTCATTTGATAGCTCTACTGTCTTACGCTTGGGTGCAACGTATTGAGCCAATTCTTTATACATTGATCCAGCTAAAGGTAAATCTCCTTCAGCCATAGCTCTATTAGCTATTATGGCCATTCCTTCAATTGGATCACAACCCAACCTATCCAGCTTTTCTTGAACTGAAGAGGTTTTCTTGTTGGGTGTACCCTTCTTTCTACCACCTGTTTTTTTTCCTAGTGCCATAGTATCTATTTTAATCTACCGTAGATTAAGCTCCCGTGGGTTGGCTTATTGATACAGGTCTTGTTTGGTCATTATGATGTTATTGCCGTTTATATAACATCTAACTCCATCTAACTCGCCAACTAACCACCTCTTATGCCGTGGTTCGTTAAGCTCTTCGACCCATCCCTCTATCTCTGCCCAAGCTTCAGGCAAAGTTATTTTATCTTGTTGAATTCTAGCAGCTAGATTATTTAACCGAGCATGTAACTTGCCACCTCCGACCTTTTTAGTAAGAAAGTTTCGATTAAATGCTTTGGATTGACCATCAGGAAGTATTGTAAGACTGTGTATATCTGATATAGCGTGAATAGTTCCATCATCATCCGTTGTAACTTTAGCGTGTGGCTGCATATCCTAGCATCTCCATAACTTGCCAATGATCGTCTTCAATCCGTTTAATCTGCTCTCTAGTCAGATCCTTTTCATAATCTGTTGAACCGTTGAAAAACTGAAAGTCGTTATTAGGCTTCTCCTCAAAACCTTTGCTCTCTTGATCTCTCAACTTGTCCAGCGATGTAGCTTTGATAGCATTATCTAACAATTCGTTGTTAATGTCTATTCCTAATGCTTTCAGTACGTTCTCTAGCACTTCTCTCGTATTAGATACTAACCGTTCATACTTGATTAGATTAACTTTGAATTCAGCATTTAACCAACTAGAAACGTTCTCAGACCAGTTACCCAAAACATGAAAGAACCTATTATCGTTGCTAATAGAATACAATCTATCGTTCATGCAATCTATAGAATCGTCTATTGACAGCTTCATATGCCTTGCGAAGCTCACAACAACATTTCGAGGATCTCTAACAATGTAGAAGGCTTGTTCTGTTAGATTGTTTGGTATTAGCTTAATGTCGTTTGCTATGCCGTTTATGTTATGAGTCTTAATTAGGCATGGTTTCTGAAACGATCCTACTGCCATATTCATTAGTGCGGCATTTCTAAGAAGTAAAATATCTTCTCTGTTGAGTTTGGTTAATGGAAGAGGGCTAACTACCTGATAGTAATACTTCCGATGATCACCCCCACCAAAAACCAAATTATTTATATCTATATTGCCGTTACACAAATAAGCATTTAGCAATAGTCTTAGATACGTATTTCCAGATTTTGGATAGCTTGCTAACCATGTTATCAAACCTACAACTCACTCGCTGTAAAGGTTAATGTCACAGCTCATCATAGCTGAACGTAATTTGTTCGGCCGTTAACGTTCCAGCACTTGCAGTTGAATCCACCTTCAACATCAAAACCGCGTGTGAGCCTTTCTCACCCGTTCCTGTGACCGCTGCTGTACCAAGATCCAAGGCTGATCCACTCGTATAGCTGGCCAGTGTTGCATAGCCTGCAATAGTAGTAGGCTGTGAAGGGGTCGCATATGTAGCTACAGCTTTAGCGTAGGGAGTAACGCCAGTACCAAATCCTATAGATCCATCAGAATAGCATTTGAGGTTTGTCAGGTTTGTATCTGGAGCCACTGTAACCTTTAGCCGTAACCATTTGTCATAGCTGTAATCAGAACCAGACGTAGGTACTACCATAGGATCTGAAGTATTTACAGTTGAGTTATCCGCGTTCTTGAACCTAACTGTGCCACTGTCTTTTTGAGTGTTGGTTCCTGCTGTACCGTTTTTTTCGACTATCTGAACTGTTGCTACCATTATTGTACCGTCCAAGTTGATGAGTTGTTAGTTTGAGCAGACCATGTTGAAGCATTGTTAGTTTGTACAACCCATATCTCACCATCACTTATATAAGCGTCTAGAGAGGTTGTTAGGGTTATATTGTTCTTTCGTATCAAGCTATCAATAGCTGCTGTCAATACGTATTGCTTGCCTAATACTGAATCTATACTGGTCGTTTTCGTGTATGTCTTTTGTATTAATGCATCTACTGTTGTTGCTATCGTGAATGCATCTTGAATTAATGCGTCCAGACTGGTCGTTTGCGTGTAGGTTTTCTGGACTAAACTATCTAATGATGTAGTCAATACCTTTGTAACGCCATCCGTTATTATGGCGTCCAAACTTGTTAATAGTGTGTAAGTCCTCTGTACTAATGCATCTAGGCTTGTTGTCTTTAGGTTATTCTGTTTTTGGACTAATGCATCTAGACTTGTAGTTTTAGTTGTGCTGTTTTGTAGTACAGCATCTAGGCTTGCTTGTAGCGTTGTGGTCTTTTGTATCAGGGCGTCAATTGATGTAGTTTTGAGGTTGTTCTGCTTCTGTAGTAGAGCGTCTAGGCTTGTTGTTTTGGTGTATGTTGTTGCTCCGCCTGCTGCCGCTTCAATAGAGCCTAATGCAACTGAATCACCTAACGGTAAACCTGCGAACCCCAATCCAGCCATCAAAGAGCCTCAATAGCTGTATATGCTGAATCCCATAGCGTTTGAACATCTTCTATATTTGCTGCTGCGTCTACATCCATATTAAATTTTACTCTTCGTCTCTCAACTGCTGCAACGTTAGCATTGTATGTGTTAGCTGCTGATATTATCATGTCTGCCATTTGTAACATAGTTATGCCGCGCTCTAATGCCTCTTCTTTTATGTATTGATAGTCGTCTTGTGATCCAAGGTAAGTCGTGTTCTTGAACGCTAGCGCTTCCATATGCTTAGCTCTGTATCTCTGATTAGTAGCTCTATCATATTTGGCAGAAAGCTTTTCATCTACCTGGGCGCTAACTTCATCTTTAACCCAAGACTTAAAGTCTGACAGTGCGTTAACGTCTGCTAATTGTGCGCTGTACTGTTCATCTCCGCCCTTTACAGTAGTTCCGTTTATCAGAACAACAGATATACCTTTAGATTGAAGATATTTTCTTTGAGCCTTAGTTAGCATTACCCCTCCACCATCAGCAAGCCAACTCCAATCATATTGGAGGCTGAGTCTGTCCAACCCGTTGTCATGTCTGGAGTATCAGTTAAGGCCCCATATGTGAACGTCTTGTAAATATGTAGTACGGTCGTCATCCCTGTTCTAACCCCGAACGAAGAAGGCTTGCACATCTCATCCGAACTAAGTGGCCCATTAAAGGCTAGAGCGTTAGTATCACAGACAAACGCGCTTATGTAATCCCCTGCGCTAAGAAATACTGGGAAATGCACTGTGCCAGTTGTCGCTGCTGTGCCCGTTGTGGTGTAGTTTGCACCCGTCAGGTCTTGCAGCTCAAAAGTGTTAGACCCCGTGTTAACGTTAGATACTAAAAAGCTAGTTTGATTCACATTAGTAACGTTGTTAGCTCCGGTTATGTAGACTCGATCTCCGTTGCTAGGATCTGTTCCGGTGTATGTTACGACTCCAGGATTAGCTACTGTAATAGCTGTGATCGTCAGAGTATTATTCAAATCTGATTCAACTTCGTCCGCTGCTGCGTGTGTTATCTCTGCTGACTGCATTAGCAAAATGTCAGGATGGCCAGCTTCATTAATATCATAGAGTCCTAGCCTATAATTTGCAGCTGTCGCAGCTTTCTCGCTTGTGTAAAACCCATAATACCAGCCCGATACATCAACTCCGTGAGGCATGAGATAGAGTGTATCATTTGTATATGATGTGTTTGTAGAGCCGTAAAACATGTAGCTATTCATGTGCCTATGATGAGCGTGTGAGGTATCGTTAGAAGAGCAATTCCTGAACCTCCTATGCTCCGTGTTCATTGTTGTCGCGCCGATAACGATATCAACAGTGCCGCTGAACGTTGGCTCTGATAGTGTAGTTGGTCCTGCGCTAGACATTAATATCTGATCAACCACGACATTATTTGAGCCGTTTAGCGAACAAATAGCAACCATGTAATGATTAGAGCCATCTTTAAATGATGCTGTGAATGTCTCATTCTGCGCGTAGAAATCTTGAAAATCATTGTACCCTGTTACAGAGCTAGTGCTGAACGGTGAGCCGGTTGAGCTACTGGTCATGTAGCAAAGGTCGTGTTGTCTCATTAGCTGTCTAGCCTATAGATAATTTTCAATAGAATATAAACACAAAGCCGACAAAAGAAACGTCTAGCTTTGCGATAGTATGATTTGAGTTTAGATAACATTCTCAGCCGTTAGTGAACAGGATTCTTTACGTGATGAAGTGTCTTACCGTTTGCTTGCATCACAACCTGAAACCGAGAAGTGCGCATGAAGGGTTGCCAATCCGCCAAGATATCAACCCCTCATGCAACCACGGCCATAGGTTGTAGGCCATTGGTACCAGCCAACAGCCCAAGATAGTCAACCAACGTACGATAGCAAGTTAACAATCAGTGCCACGATGGGCATCTTACCTAACTTTACCCTATTTCTGTTCGATCGTCAACTTTTTAGATTGACATAACAAGCTACATAAGTTATTGCGCTTTCTTTGTATTGTGAGATTGTAGATGTACTCTTTCTCAGATCCATTCCAATCCTTCGCATAGACTTCATTTCTAGATAGTATTTTGATATTACATCATGTAGTTGAGCGTCCATCTTCTTCAGCTCGCTAACAGCCTGATCTACAAGCATGTAGTCCTTATCTGTAATCGTAGCAGATCGCACCGTAGATCCTTTGATCTGTCCAAGAATCCCTGGCTTGTAGTTGATATGTATTGAACCTTGTCGAGCCGCTTTGCCCCACTCAGTCAGCATATCTTCAATCAATTCTCGGTAAGCCATCTTTATCCCTCATAAACGGGTAGATTTCTTCTCTGTAGATCTTGATGTGAGATGGAGCAACAAAACCCAGCTTTGCCTTGTCTTGATCTGAAGCAAGCAGCTTGACCGTTAGATCTCCCCATATCATATCACTAGACCGCATGATCCGTATCCTGTGGCCCTGACTCTCAAGCACGCAATAGCTCTTTGTAGACTCTCCTAACATCCACGGCTCATCCTCTACTCTGATAATCTGGCCTGGAAACCTCTCTATAATCAACATATCCTTTCCTCTAGATCCAATAACTCAATACATCCAGTATACGGCTCGAACTCCAGCCTATCTATTCTGCCATCCAGTCTTAACTGCTCTAGTCTAGCAAACTCCTGCCGGAAGTGTGTCGATATGTCCTTAATGTGTCGTTTATGCTTTGGGAATGGATAGTGACTAATCTTCCTAATCTTTTCTCGGTTTTTGGGTCCGTGTATCTCGTCATAGTGATGTGCAAATTCTGCTATGTTACCGCCTCCCCACCTACCACCCCCCAATTGTTCGTGGCATCTCTGGCAGTGAGCCATAGCATTTATAGGATTGTATCTAGTGATGTGATGGGCTCTAGATATGTAATGAGAGCAATGCAGGTATCCTTTGTCATGCTCGTAGTTAATATCACAGTATTCACAAGTCCAGTTTGTTCTAATCCGTACACATTTACTAAACCACTGATCTGCCGGTGTCCTTTTTACCGCCATGTTATCTCCCTATCCTGTCTTTACCCAATTTCTAATTGTCGGTCCCGTTACTCCCAATTTACGAGCTATCTCTGTGATTGTCTTTCCTTCCCCTCTCATCCGTACTGCAATCGCACGTTTCGGATTAAGCGCACAACGAGAGAATATCTGATCTCTAGTCAATACTGGCACAAATTCTATACTATTGCCACCTTCTAAATATTTCCTTGTATCCTCTGCTATCTTGTCTCTCTCATCCTGCTTGCTCTCTACTGTATATGCTCTATGCTCTGCGGCTCTGGTCTCATTATTCATTTTGTTTTTGCTCCCATTTTCTATATTGATTATCTGCTGGGTCAGGTAGTACGTGTTTTAGTTTTTCAATGCTCCACTCTTCTATCTGTCTTAGATAGTGACAGAATTGGTTATTGTCTAGTGTGCGAGTTGATTTTAGTGTTTTGATGTGAGTCTTGGATAGCTTCTTTTCTACATATCCAAGAAACATGCTTCGGCATAAATCGTGGCAATCTTCCTTGTCGTATCCATTCCCTTCTATTGTCATTCCCTTACTGTTGAATAGCTTTGCTAGATCATCCATCCACATCCAGTACAAAGCATTAGCAGATAGTGAGCGTGGATGCTTGTATTCTTCAACTTTGACCGCTGCAATCTTGCCTTCAGTAATTAAGGCATTGATAGTATCATCTACATATCTATGACAGTTAGTAACTGTCTCGTGACTAATCTTTTTAATTAAAAAATAGTTTCCCTCCATGTCTATTTCCTCACTTCCATTGCAATCTCTAGCATGATTCCTAGAAGTTCATCCGCCACCTTCACAGCTTGAAGTAGCTTCCCTTTATCCACTTCTCTAATAGTATTCATCAACGTACAAAGCTTTGTAATATCCGTGTCAATATCTCCTACTAGATCTACTAGATATTCCCTAACGTCCTCGGCCATTTCATACCCTCTGTTAGTTAAGGTTATCTCGTCGCCTCTTCTGTTCATTGATTGAATCTTGCCGCAAGTGAATCCTGGTCTTAATGTTGTTGTCTAGGTATTGTTTTGGTGTGTTATCGTATAACCGAATCCCTCTCTTTAGCTTACCATCGGCGCTCTTCATATATGCTAGCACCTGATCCTTATTCTCGGATGGAGATAGAATTCTATAATCGCCCTTGGTTGCATGTAAATACATGCCCTTAGATATCAACTTACCTCTAATGTAATCCGTTATCGTTAGTTCCTTTAGTGCCGCGTCTTTGAATTGATCTCTAGTTCCCGTTTCTGGTAGCTCTATTCCTGCCATGCCCCTAATAAGCTCTCCTGTAATAACAGAGCCATATTTAATAAGCCCCATCTTATCTAGCTGTTCTATTATCTCTTTCATTGTGTTCCCTCTTAATTTGTTAAATGGTCGTTGCTTTGCGCTGCTGTGCATTGCTGTGCTTTGCTCTGCTATGCCTTGTCTTGCTCTGCCTTGCTCTGCGTTGCTGTGCGCTGCTGTGCTTTGCTTTGCGTTGCTTTGCGCTGCTGTGCATTGAATTAAACAGATAATATCGCTCTTCCGAATGTTGGCCGAAAGTCTCCAAAACCGTTATATTTTGCGCCGTGAGCCGCTATTCTGTACAGCTCTTCTTCTGGCAATATAGAATCATCATACTCAACATCAACTGAGAAGCTCCAATCCCTAAATATCGGGAACGCTTTCATAACCTTGACTTGCCCTTGTTTTGTGGGAAATAGCCATCTATAAGACTCGTTCAGCACAATATCATCTTTCTTCTTAATGCTAGATTCCCCTTCATATTTAAGCTTAACATACTCGTCTGAAGGGAAAAACGACGCTCTAATGTCGGCTTTAGCAATTTTTGAAACCTTGTGTGAAACTTTTGCAACGCTCGCAACAATCCAACTCGTTGGGATTTGAATGCCTAGCTCATCACTCCAATAAACCTTAGCAGACACTTCTAGTTCGTATCTGTGATTGATATCTTCTTCGGTCTTAAGTCGCTTTTTGTTAATTACTGCCAAAGCTTTAGAGTATTTATTGAGGCTGTCTACGGTCTGCGGGTTGTTTAATAGAAGTGAGTTTAAACCGCTATAGTTTAGCGTTGCTGTCCTAATCATATCGATATATCCTTGTGTTTAATTTATAAAACATTAACAATTAGTTAATGAGTTCTTTGCGGTGCGATACCCTGCATTGCGATGCACTGCGATGCCCTGCTTTGCCTTGCGCTGCTTTGCGATGCATTGCGGTGCTATGCGATGCATTGCTATGCTCTGCTATGCTCTGCTTTGCCTTGCGCTAATAATAACATTTACCGTTATTTAATGCAATTTTCACAACCACAAAAATGAGTAACCCCTCGCAGGGCGCTGTTCTATGGGTAGCGGGAGGGGTGTTGTTACCTGTAAGTATACCAGCCAGGGGCATAATAGTAAGACTACCAAATATAAAATCACTCATCAATCACGCTCCATCATTTCAGGGTTTTCAAATTTGTTACCGATAATCATATACGCTGCATAGTAGCAAACGTCATCTGCGTATTTCTCTCCGGTATTTTGCTCCACTGAAAACCTGCCATCTTTGAAAACAACTACAGCATCAGCTATTGACCCATGAACGCAAATACCGCCCAGTATGTCGCCTTCATAAATCTCATTTCCTCCGCCATCATAGCATCCCGTGAATTGACCAACCGATTTTTGGTCAACAAAATAAGAAATTGATGGCGTTACTATTTGAACGTTACTTGATTTATATACAACCAAAGAGCCATAAACCCACTTGTTTTTATCTTCCTGTCTCGTGTAACCCCGAAATTTAATTTCTCTCATTCTATCCATATTAATCTCCAAATCTTAGTAACATAGTGATCCCTCCGAACATCGCTCCCGCCATCACTGTGCTCGTGAAAGAAATAAAAAACGCCTCATAAACACCCAAGCCGCTGTGATACCCTAGCGCAGTTAGAAATAAAGTCGTGCCTGCTGCCAAAAAATCTTTGCTCATATTAATCTCCTTGGTTTAATAAAGTTTAACGACCCAATCTAGGACTAGGCCGTTAGTATAACAATAATTAAAAACCTACACAATGATTCAAATTAGTGAATGATACTGTTTCCGGTTTAAAACCAACTTTCAATCTTCCGCATGGCCCGTTGCGATTCTTTTCTATTAACAATTCAGCTACGCCTTTTTGTGTTGATTCAGGATTGTAATAATCATCTCTATAAATCATTAAAACAACATCGGCTTCTTGTTCGATATCGCCAGAATTTTTTAAGTCTGACATGTGCGGTCTTTTATCCTCTCTTTGCTCAACCCCTCGGTTAACCTGACCTAAACCGACTACGGGAATATTAAGCTCTTTAGCAATGTTCTTTAAACCTTCTGCAACCTCTCCAACCGCCTCTACTTTGTTAGATTTGGCTGTGTTTGGCTTTATCTTCTGTATGTAGTCTACAAATAATATTTTAATACCATGTTTCTGCGACCACTCCCTAGCTTGCCGCTGGATCTCGCCTATAGTGATCCCGCCTTTATCGTTAATAAACATCTTCTTTCTTAATAGATCATTCTGTATGCAGGCAAATAGCTTGCTCTGCTCATACTCTGAATGTTTAGCTATTCTCAGCTTATTCATATCAATATCAGATCGTAACGACATTGACCTGAGCGCTAATTGTTCAACAGACATTTCTGAAGAAATGATCCCGCACGGAACATCACAGTTTAAAGCCAAGTTCATAGCTAACCCTGTTTTCCCCATCGCCGGACGTCCAGCTATCACAACCAAATCTGACTTATGTAGACCGCCCAACTTTTGATCTAGCTCATCTAATCCTGTCCTGACTCCCACTATCCCATTTTCACAGCCTATTGCAGATTCCATCATCTCCACAGCTCTGGTAATACCCTCCTGTAGCGTGTGACTCCATTTCTTAGACTCCCTAGAAAGGCTCATAAGGCTCTCTATGGCTTTGTCTATACTTTCCTGACCATGACTATCAATATCATGTAAAAGCTGCTCACAAGCGATTCTGGCGCCATTTAAACGGTATCTATCAGCCATCTTAGCGCTTAGTGTTTCCATAGCTGAATTAGTTGAACACGGAATAACCTCTTTCATCAATCTGGCGAGGTAAACAGTTAAATCCTCTCCTCTGCTCATCATTGCCTGTTGAACAGTCAAATAATCTATGTGTTCATTGCGTGATATGAGGTTCTGAATCTCTATCCAGATATTGCGTAGTTGCTCATTCTCAAAATATTCTGGTAGTACGTCCGAACTAACTAAAAGTTCTGGTTTTACCAGCGCGGTTCCGATTAGCGTATATTCCAGCATGTCATAGCCTCCTTGCTATAGATCTCTGATTACTCGTGTGGGGGGGGCGGCGCGGAACGTTGGGGGGGGATATGCTCCGCTATTCGCTGCGCTATTAGTAACTAAGTCTAGATTATCTTCCCAGCCTCGATACCTTAACCAGCCGGAAACGTTCTTAGGGTTTGGAGCAAACTGTTTAGAGTCTAGCAATTTTCTCTTATTCGCTAGTCTAATGTCTGTCTGTTTGATCAACTCTACCACATCCAAGCCTTTCATCTTCTTAAATACTTTCAATGCTTCCTGCTTGCTTCCAGTATTGAATCTGTACTTTTTGTATACAGTAGAGATGGCTTTCCAGAATAATTCAAATTCACTCAAAGTATCGTTAGATACAGTATTCTTTTTATATTGGTCTTTTTTTATATTGGTCTTTATTAGTTGCGGGTTTTCAGTATGACAGGTTTCCAGTAAGTCTGATTTCCAGTAAGTCTGATCTCTATCATCTCTTTCTCTACCTAGATCACATCGGACCTCATGTTTCCAACCTGATAATTTACCGTCCTCATGTATAGGAGTGCTAGTAATCCAGCCATTTTTAACTAACTCTTTCCAAGCTGAGTTTGTGGCATCTCTTCCATTAGTTGAGTGGTTTTCGACCTCGTTCTTGTATATTTTCCAGTCTACAGTATTGCTTACTAAATAAACATATAGACCTTTTGCTTGCAGGCTTAGTTCTGGATCTTTAATGACTGAATTAGTCGCTATAGTGAATCCAAGGTTCCCACGTTTTACAGTGATCTCTTCTTTCATGTATAATACCCTCATACGTTAAGGTTGCGGTTTGGGTTGCTAATTGCACTCTATTTACTTTCATTTTGGCTACTCCTTGTACTACAGCCGTGTATTTCGCCCCTAGCCCTAACTAGGGGTTTGATCTTTCAGTTTACTACACATCAATACTCATCGGACATAATTTATAACTGTCTATCGTTATCGTATATTTACTACCCAGATAATCATAAATACATTGTTTAGTCATTCCTGTCTGATATTCACCTACCAAAAACGCCAATCCAAATACTATTAATTGTTTCATTCCTTACCCTCCTTTTGTTTAATATGCTGATCTCGAAGTATTCTGACATACTCTTTAACCTGATCTCTCTTGTCCTCTGGAACCCATATATAGAGCGGTCTGAGTCCTTTTTTCCGCTGCTTTTCAGCGTAGTTTTCCACTGCTTCATTCGGTGTGATAGCCATATTGCCTCCCTATTAGAAAGGCCAGCGCAATGCCAGCCTTTTCGGTTAGTATTTTTAATCTAAGCCTCTACCCAATCTCCATCTACTTGCTTCACTTCCACCAAATACTCTTGGTCACCAAGCCAGTCCAGCGTAACGCATTCCTCTATTGGCCTGCCAAACCATGTTTCTAGATCAGTTGAGTTGAAATCGTCTTTCCACTCCTGTTCTGTAGCAACATCCCCACTGATCGTATGCATGTAATATGTGTTTTCTGGTGTATTCATGTCTATATCTCCTTGGTTTGATCGCGCTGTATTGCGCTCTCTATGAATATAAATATATATGATAAATATTTATGATGCAAATTTTATTTTAAAGTTTTTTATGATTTTGTAGCTCCTTGATATGATTAAAAAAAGCCCAGGTTTCCCTAGGCTATGATCTTAGTGTATTAGGATGCTTCGGAAGATATCCCCACCATTTAACATCACTGATTACGTTCTGATTGATTAGAAATTGACTGCCTTCATACACTGCTATCTCTACTGTCGTTCTCCGGCATATGATCACCTTGCTACCCTGCCTTGGCTTTACCGTGACAGGATAGAAGATGTAAACTCAAGCGATTATCTCATTAAATAGCTTTCCAAATCGCCAATAAAATACCCGCCACCGCGCCCAAAAGAATTGGGATATAACCCAACCCATCATCCTGCCTCTTCTCTATTCCCTTGGTTACTTCTTTCCCGTTGACAAATAGCCTTCCGTTTGTCTGAAAAACTCTTACATTATTAGGATCTACGCCAAGATCTTTGTACTTGTAACGCACACCATTTGCTACTATTCCTTCCTTATCCTGCGTTAAACTTTGCATGCTATAATTTCCTACATTGTGTATTTAGTGTATTAGGATGCTTCGGAAGATATCCCCACCACTTCACATCCTGCACAACGTTCTGATTGATTAAAAATTGACTGCCTTCAAACACTGCTATTTCTACTGAAGATTTCCGGCAAATGATAACTTTGCTACCCTGCTTCGGCTTGACCTTAACAGGATAGAAAACATATATTTGATGGTGATTACTCTCGATACAATTCACAATAATAAGCAGCTGCTAGCGTGTCTGAATCATTCAGTTTTAGCCTGCGCTGTACCTCATCAGCTGCGCTTTGGCTTCCCCAGCCTTCTCTCATCAGTTTGTTAATGAGATCCATAGGTTCGTCTAGTCGGCACTTCAAACACATCTCATAGCCTCTTAGCTCGTCTTCTGAGCTAATCTGCAACCCGCAGTCTGTACAATCCATGTCTAAATCTCCCTCGTTTCAAAACCCATTTCAAAATAAATTGACTTACTATTACAATGATAGCCGCCTTCAACATCCCTGTAGATCAAAGCGCTATAGCAATGCTGCGCGTTCATCTCTATAACATATCTAACTGAGCCTACATCAATCACAGCTCTATTGAGTTTTTCGTTCGCTATCACATTAAAATCAAACATCCCTTTTGATCTCCTTGTTGTACAACGCAATGATAGTATTGTGCGTAGTTAGTCTGGGATTGGTCACTAATCCATCTCGTAGATTTTGAAGAGTCTTAGTGTTTAATCCTGTCACCTTGTTAATACGATAGTTGCTCCATCCTGCTTCTTTCAGTTCTGCCATAATTTGTTGATAGTTCATTTTGACACCTCCTTGTAGCGAGTATAATTAATAGTAGTAGTTATTACTAATAATATAAAGTAATAGTAGTAGTTACTTTTTATGAGAACACGTTATTTCACAATTATAAATTACAACGTTATAGTTAGATCATACCAACACGACAAGGAGATACATAAATGGACCTGATCAAATTCATGCTTTGCTTGCCCCTTCTAGGGTTCCTCTTCACATCTCGGGCTATGGACGGCTTCTCAAATGCAACGTCACAACCAGTTAAAGACAACGCTTAGGCACAAATGGTACTCGTCTGAGTTAACAGTGGGTGGTTGGGCTGTAGCTACATTCTACGGACCCTTCCACAGATACCGCGCTACAAAAGCTGTAGAGGATTGTAAATTAAAGGCTGCCATTATCTTAGTTAGAGAAATGGCAATTGATAAAACAAATTTAGTGGAGATATAGAAATGGAAAAGACTCATTACAGAAAAGCTTTCAACTCGCCCTACCTCAGCTCGGCTGACATTGTAGAGCCTACTGTGCTTACAATATCTCAGGTGAAGCTTGAGAGTGACAAATCGAAGAAATCCAAGGATCTTTTCAATACTGCATACTTTGTCGAGAAGGAAATTCGACAAGGTGAGAAGCTGAAGCCCATGATCTTGAACGCAACAAACAGCCGGACCCTTGCAAGCCTCAGTGGGTCCAAGTTTATAGATGACTGGCAGAACCTACCTGTTACGGTTTATGTAGATAGCTCAGTCCGGTTTGGCAGAGATACGGTAGAAGGTTTACGCATCTCAACAGAGAAGCCTAGAACCACCCTGCCGCCTCTCGTGCCAGGCTCTAAGGCATGGGATAACGCTAAAGCGGCTTTTCAGCGTGATGGCAATCTCAATGCGGTTAAGAAGAGAATGACTATCACTCCCGATCTTGAGCTCCAACTTGTGGGAGAATGTCAATAATGCAATTTCACAACGTTGAACAGAATAGCGACGAATGGTATTTACTGAGGGCTGGCAAGCTAACAGGCTCCAGCTTCGGTAAGATCATGGCGAATGATGGTAAGGCTTTCGGCGAACCAGCTAAGAAGCTAGCCATGACAATAGCTGTAGAACGCATCACAGGCCGCCCTGCTGGATCTTCTTACTCGAATGATCATATGGAAAGAGGCCACGAACAAGAGCCTGTAGCGCGAATGGCTTATGAAGACCGAACATTCTCAGAAGTAACAAACGGCGGATTCTTTGACTGTGGCCTGGTTGGTTGTAGCCCCGATGGTTTAGTGGGAGATGATGGATTGATCGAGATTAAGTCGGTAATAGCTAACGTTCATCTTACCAACCTGAAGCGTCAATCGTATGACCCTGCCTATAAATGGCAGATTATTGGCAACATGTACCACACTGGCAGACAATGGATCGACTTCGTTAGCTACTGCGCAGAGTTTCCAGAAGACAAGCGCCTGTTTATATGCAGGCTACACATTAACCAAGTGAAGGAGGAAGTGGAGAGACTACAAAGGAGAGAAGAGAAGTTTTTTAAGTTAGTTGAGGACTATACGCAAATTATCGAAACATACGATTATGAGGTGACAGCATGAACCAGAAAGACAATAGTGGAGCATTATTCAGAAACAAGGAGAAGGAGAAGGATACACATCCAGATTACAAAGGGCAGGCTATGATTGATGGAGTTGAGTATTACATTTCATCATGGCTTAACGAGAGCAAGAATGGCGTGAAGTATATGTCATTATCATTTAAGGAGAAGCAAGAAGGAGGATATGGGACAAAGGAGAGCAACAAGCAGGAAGCTTTTGACGACGATATGCCATTTTAATTAACTGAGGGATCATGTAGTACCCTCTCCCACTCTAACAATTCAAGGAGAGTCACATGATAGGACGTAACGTATGTAGGGAAGAAGTAGCAGATATCATTAGTAAATATTTTCTAGCGGATAGTTTCAGCGAGCAAGTAGCGCTAACAGATATCATTATGGATCAGATCACATCAATAGAATTACGGGATCTGACTGTAACTAAAATTAGAGATGTAATTGAACAGGAAATAACGGTCTGGATGAGAAACAAGGAGGATCTAAAATGGATGACAGGAAACTAACAGGAGTTGATTGGATTTGTCTTTTATTAACGGGTGTAGCGATTGTTTACTGGTTGTTCAGATTGGGATCTTACTGATCTATCTAGTAATCATAACTTACATAACACATTGGATATTCACTGTGCGGATCTGTAGACGCTGTGATCTGCACAAGATTCTTAAACGAAGGAGGAAGAAAAATGGAAGGAAGACTAGAAAGAGCCGCTAACGGATTCTTAGACATATTAACATCACGGATATTCTTAATTGTAATGACGCTGGGTGTAGCTTATTGCACTAGCTCATTTGCATTCGATTATGGATCAAACTTCGACCCTAGATACTCGTATCTATTTGCAATCGCCCTATTCTCTTTGACCTTCTTCTACGCTAAGAAGCTGCCAGGCTGGTTATTAAAGGGGATGTCTGCCATCGCAACTGTTGGATTGTTAGTATTTACGATCTTCGTGTCTTCAGCTGCGTGGTTGAATGCAGGTACAAACAAAGCTGATCCTGAGATTGCTGTGATTAGAGATACTATAGACGATCTGAAGGACCAAATATCAGCCAGGAATCTAGAGATAGCCACCCTGCTAGCCACCCAAAATCCTTGGAACGCTCGAAAAGTCGGAGACCAAAAGGCTGTGCTTGAAGAGAAGCTCAGCAATGCTAGGGAGCGCTTGGCTAAGCTAGAATCTAAGAATGGCAGGTTTGAATCTGGCGCTATGGCTGTGTTTGGGTATCTATCAAAGCTCACTGGAAAGCCTGTTGAGATTGTTACGCTTATTACAATGTGGTGCTTGACATTCATTCTGGTCTGCATGGAAGTTAGTTTAGGAGCCGCAGCGACTATGACATCACGACCAGTAAAACAGGTTAAAAGTGAGTCAAATGATTGGGCTGAGCGTCCGGTTTCAGTACTAAATGGCCCAAATAGTACCGAAACGAGTACTAAACGGGATTCAGTACCGCCTAACCGTACCGGAACAACCTCAGATAAGTACCGTACTAAAATGCGTACTGCCATCATTAACAGGTCAGTACCAAACCTGAAATACGATACTCTGGTAGAAAAGTGTGGCGGCTCCAAGAATACGGCCAAGCAGGTTTTGGAAGAGCTAGAGGGTAGGGTAGTAGCAAGGAATGGTAGATCATGGGATTGGTTGAGCGAGGTGAAGCATGGATAAATGGAATTTGGTAATACTGGCAGTCTTAGTCGTAATTATGGGTACTCAACTGAATAGCATGAATCAACGGCTGGATCAGATTGAGATGTTTCAACAAATGTCTGAATGCATGAGAGGTTTACAATGATAGAATGGAGTGGAGTGTTTTTCGTGACCGGATTGATATTAGTCTTCTTCTTGTGCAACCTAATATCAGCGAAAAGGAAGATAGACAAGTTAACACATAGACCAATGGCAGCATACAAGGAGTTTTGCGAATATGAAAAACGAAATAGAAAAATGTAAGAGGTTTATCAGAGAAAAGGGGGTTCCGGTTGCTGTCGGAATCCTGATAGGACACATGAACTGGCATGTGTGGGCATATGAAAGAGCAGTTGATGGTTTCTATTATATAGAGTCTGAGCTAGGACAGGAAGAACCTAGAACATTTTGGAATAAGATTAACCCGTTTGATGGAAAATAAGGAGATTGATATTATGAACATGCTTTACTTGTTAACTGGTGTTGTAGGAGTGTTTGCTATACCTTTCATGCCGCCCATCGGGTTTGCTCTGGCACTATTCGGAGGGTATAAATTAATCATGGGGGATGACTAATGAGGTTTAGCGAATTTAAACGCAATGTTGAGGGTTGGGCTATTGTTAGAGGTATCTATGATCAGTCAACAGAGGCTCATCAGAAAGCTAAGGCGTTGGAAGAGATAGGAGAGTATCTAACGGCAAGCAGTATGCTTGATAGAATGGATGCAGTAGGAGACATAGCGGTATGCATAGTCAATGCTGCGAGGTTTCAAAATCTGTTTGAATATGAGTTTAAACTGGATAGCTTTGCTCACAGTGGAATTGGGATGTGCGCAAAGTGTGTTATAAACGGTTCCTACCGAGCTGCTATGAGAGCATTATACGCGCTGTGTGAGTATAACGGATGGAAGCTTGAGGACTGTTTCTATATAGCTTGGAATGAGATTAAGGATAGAAAGGGAATAATGGCAAATGGCCTCTATGTCAAATGGGATAGTATGACTGAGGAACAGAAAGAAGAGTTCCGACAACGTGACATGAACAATACGCTATTGAGGGGAGTCTAACGAGTTAAACCTTTAGCCTTTTCGACCGTCCGTAACCCAGCAACACCCATCATGGCTAGTGATAGGGTAAATAGAGCATCAGGGTTAGCAGTATGGATGATCCACCACGGACTAACGAGAGGCGCTAAAATGAAGTTTATTGCTATACCTGTACCACATACCCAGCCAATCATTGGCCTCCAACCAGCAACGAATACGGTCCTGTGAGTGGCTTCTTGTTTGGTTATCTCAGCCTGCAAACCTTGTAATTTAGCCTGAACCTTGTATAGAGTCTGTTCAGCTTCTAGCTTCTCTTCAGTAGACGTATGTATATCATCAATGATGTTACCAATCGCCTCGATAGGAGCCGCTGCTGTATCGCCCAATAACTTAGAAAAGAACCCCATTGCTATTCACCGTAGTTATCTAACCATATTTGAGGGTTAACGTGCTGGCCTTCTATCCATATCTCTAGATGAAAGTGGTTTGTTATGCCTGGGTAGACCTTTCCTAAATCTTGGACTATTCCCAATGGTTGGCCTCGCATGACCTTCCTACCAGGCTGAACAAGTGGATCTAAATAAAAGAACTTAGCCATAGTTTGATCATCTACTTGGATCTCAATTAGCTGATAATCGCCTTTTGGACCAAGCCTAGAGTAGGGATATCCAATCCGGTTAACCAGGCCAGAAACAGGTGAGAGTAGGGTAGAGCCAGGATATGCAGCATAATCTATGCCTCGATGACTACGATCGCCTCTAGCCGCGCCATAGGATCCAGACCCGTGTTTGTCAGTGGTCCGGTGAGGTGGTATTAACGTTAATGATTGCCTCAAATCGTGAATCCTCTACATCAGTTAATCTAGATTCCAGCTTCTCTATTCTCTGTTTCAGCTCTTCTACTCGCTCATCCGCTCGTTTAACAATCGTTTTCTGAGCTATTCCCCAACCAGTAACAATGCCGATTATATAAAACGCCGCATGTGATCCGCCGCTCGGCCCCGTGAACATCTCAAGAAAATCCATAGCTAATCTCTGAAAATGTTGATAACGACTTCAACTTGGTGTGTAAGGATATATAGCCATGTAAGGATAGATAAAATAATATGGCCGCCTATAATAATCCATTTATAACTAGATGGAATAAAATGTGACGCATACCCACAAAATGAGCATAATATAAAAATTCCGATCAAGTATAGAAGGGCTTTCCTACCGCGCTCATTCTTCGACGTACTCAGCAACTTACTAAACTGTACCGCTATTACTGAGTAGCCAAGGATTATTGTCCATAATATAAATGATGGTATTTCGTGATCATGCATATCTTAATTTTAGATTATTCTTTGCACTAATCAAGCTATTTCTCGCTTCTCCCTATCTCGATCCAACGGTTAGAAATTGATGAAGGTACTTTCTGGAATGTGACAGTCGTATATGCCGCCGGAGTGGTTAGATTCACGCTACCAGCCAGCATGAACGTGGAACTATGTACTAAAGTCGTATTAGCATCAATGATGACAAGATCTACAACCTGTCCATCATCACCATCATCAAACGCGGTAATCGAGGTGGCCCCTGTATTCTGAGTGTAAATAGTTGCAACACCATCCACGCTTGGAGTGGTATCACCATCGCTAACCATTGTCCAGGATCTAGCGTTTTCTTTTAGATAGGTTCCCAAATCGTCATTGAATCTTGCTATCTCTGTGCCAGTGCTGCTGAAGATCCTTAGCCCAACACCAGCTTGAGCTAGTATATAAGGCTGTAACTCTTCTGCGTCTGCGCCATCCGTAGGGTAGAAGGCAAGTCTAACCGTTTTGGATGTACCTCTTGCTGCAAATTGACCAACATAATTGCCCACGGGATCAGTTAGGCCAACCTTATGCCGAAAAGTAGACCCTGCTGAACCTGTACCGATTAGGAATCTACCGTACTCATCAATCTGATAGATAGTTCTGTCTGCTGTATCAATCCATGTCCAATCTACTCCACCATCCGAAACGGTGCCTGTAGTATGAGTTGGTCCTGTCGCTCCGGTCGTACCCGTAGACGCTGCTACATAATGTTGATCATCATTCGTTCTATAATCGCCGCTTGATACAGATTCGCCAGTCTTCCACCTCTCATAGTCGCCACCTATCGCCGCCCAAGGAGCCAAGCATCTAAGGGTTTCTATCCAGTACGATCCGCTACTTTCTTTTGTGAATTGCTTGATTGCGCCACCTCGCCACCCATTCTTATTAGTAGCTGAGGCGTTTTCAAATTTACCGGCTGTCCATACCATTGACCCCTTTCTCTGGCTCGCAGAAGTAGTGCCAGCGCCGCCGAAGTTGGATAACTGCAAAATCGCATGGTGGTCACTTGCTATTAACCAGTGCGTATCGCTTGCAGCTGTATCTTTTGATATGAGACCTACTTCTTTAGTAGTCTCTCCCGCTGAGTTGAAACTATTGATCATTGAGGCGTCGAAAATTACAACATCCGTCGGTAGAGTGGCTAATAACGTTTGAGGGTCGTATTTAGTGTTATAGGGAATGTGTATATATTTATATGCAGCCGCAGCCACCAAAATAACCGCTGTATCATCAGTAGAGCCATCACTAACAGATCCAAAATGCTTTACGCTGTAGTAGTCGTTAGGGAATAGTCCTTTAGCTTGATGTGTAGCTAAATCAATATAGGAACCTCCATCATCCGTACCAGTAGCCGCTGCCACAACATCATATTCATTACCGCCTCCATCACCTATGGTAGTATAGCCAAGCGTTCTAACGTGATCCCCTACTGATAGAGTAGTGTCTGCAACCATCGCTGCTACAGTTTCAAATATTATCTCATTCTCTGCTTTTATTGCCGCCTGATCAACTGCATCTATAACCCAATCCGCGTTGCCTGTTGTATTTGCGTCTGCGTCCGTAGAATTTTTGTATAGAACGATCTTATATTTCTGGTTAACGTGTGGGATAAATCTAGTCGATCCGTCCGTGGTGGGATAACCTGAACTATCTAGCTGACATTTTGCAAGCGTGGTTCCTCCGGTTGAGTCTGTAGCCATATTAAAAGCTGTAGTCGTGCCGGATTGATAGAATTTGAGATAATAGCTGCTGGCTAGATCTCCCGTACTTGTTTGGTATTGAGTCATAGTTCCAGAAATTGGAGTCCAAGCCATGATTATTCCTCTTCAGTTTTTAAAGCATCAGCGACACGTTTCTTTAATTTCTTGTCTTTCAAACCATCAGTCAATAACTTAACAGAGGTGAAAACAGGGGCGGGTACTCCGCTCGATCCACTTACAGCAATGTCCATCAATCCAGCTAATACCGTAGCAGTATTGGAATGATTAACAGATCCAGGAGGTGAGGTTAGAACCACTTTTGCTACATCATTAATAGTTCGTAGTTTCTGGGCTCCACTCTTGCCAAATAGAAGATCTAATTTTCCATTTCTATCTAATGCCATTAACTCACGATCTAGAGCCGCAGCCGAAACAACCGGATCACCTCTTTCATTGCGTGCTACGTTTTTAGTCATCTGGTCTTTTAGGTGTCTCAACGTTGAACCCTGTAACTCTCTCCACGCCTGCTTTCCTTCTTCGCCTGCATTTTGTAGCAGCTTTCTGAGGTGGTAGGTAGATTGGTAGGGGGTGGCTGAGGATATTACCGACTTCCTGACAACATCCTCTAGAGCGATCTTTCTGTCTACGGTTCCTCGCTTGGTTGTTAACAGATTGTCTATTAATCCAACGTTCTCGAACTTCTCCGCATAATCAAACCTAGCCTTTCTAGCTGCCTTGTATTTTTCACCTCCCTGTCCTTCTGTGGAGGCATCTATGAGGTTCTTAAGGTTCGTGGCTATCCTCACATCATTAGGATCTGCATCGTTTACATTGCGGTTTATGAAGCGCCTAACAGCTTCAGCCTCGTTTAAACTCATTTGGCGCAATGATAGAGTACCTTCTTCAAATGATCCTCCAGCGACCTCCAGAACCTCTAATTGACGTTGTGTTTTGGTCATTATGCTATTTTCAGCTCGTTCTGCTCTATTAGCGTTCAAGTAGTCAGAAAGAGGGTTCAGATCTACCTTTCTACCCATCTCTCCGGCCTCTCTAGCCTGATTGTAGAGCGTTCTAATCTTAGCCTTATCTTTGGCTGCATCGGCTCGAATCGCTTTAACAACAGATTCCCCGATCTCTAAAGGGTAATATAATTCTGCTCCAACCTCGTCTATGAATGAGTCAAAATTCTGTATCAATTGGCTGTTCTGATCTGCAAATCTCTGTCTTAATGGTTCGCCAACATCCTCTAGCTTTGCTGTTTCTCTCTCGAATCGTTGCTGATCAAATTCTCTTGTAGATTGCCCCTTGGTTAGATATATGGGTACTGGTAAATTCTTTGCCGCTTCAGCTCTAATCTGTGCATCACTCAATGCTTGAGCACCCACAGACCCCAAAGGAAGATTGGCAGATTGTTGATTGCGGTTGAAAGCCTGCTCTCTCACAATCTTAGCCGCTTGAGCCAAATTATCATTGATTACCTTAGTCTTTGCTGGGATAACCTGCAATCCTGCTCTCCCCAGATTTTTTAATGCTTGTTGCTCTATAGCTAGTTGTGGGATCATCGGAATATTTCCGAGTAATTCGCTAATAGTCTGCGTATATTCTCTTCCCGCTTCTGATTCTGGCATGAAAGGTCTTGCAAATTCAGCCGCTCTTTGCTCGGTTAACTGTCTTATTCTGTCCGCGTCAAACTGTCCACTAGCCGCCTCTTTAACCAGGCTTTCCGCGAGTCCACCAACATAGCCATAACTGCCAGCAAGACCGCCGCCAACCAATGCTATCCCAGTTTCAAACGCGCCTTTTAATGCATCTCCAACCGTTCTAGTCTCTGGATCTGGCTCTGGTTGGCTAGGTACTCCATCTATATTGGATGCCTGCTCAGCTGCCCATTTTGGGTTTACAACGTCTAGACCTCTCTTCGACAATTCAGCCTCTATTTGCTGTTGTCTTGATAGACCACGCCTCGATAACTCAGCCTCTATTTCTTGTAGAGTTGCCATTATTGACCACCTCGCAATCGTTCGTATTCTTGCATGAGCT